TTGATAAATCATTACAGCCAATTCTTGATACAAGTACTATTGGAAATGGATCCAAAGGTAATGTTCAAGTTAAGTTTAAGCCATATGAATATATGGGTAAAAAAGGCATATCAACACAATTACTTGCATTGCAAATTACGGACAAAGTTGAATATCAAAATGCTGATAAATTAGAATTTGCAGCTATTGATACTGATAAAGACGTAATTTAGTATATTAAATAGTTTTTAGCTGGGTTTAATCGCCCAGCTAAATCTATACCTTACAGAATTTACAGGAGGATATTATGACATTACAAAATATGTTTAAATTACACACATTTAACATTGATAAAAAATGGTTAGACCTAATTAAGTCTGGTAAAAAGTTATCTGAAATAAGAAGATATTATTTGCCATTAGAGGGTCAAAAAGTTGGATTAATAAATAATGATACTAAAAAAATAGAAGCAATTATTACTATTGGTATGGTGTTAGATTTACAAGATTTACATGAAGAAGATTTAGAATTAATATTTCAAGAAGCTTGTATTGATGAAGAGTTTAGAAAAAAATATCCTTGTAATTATTTATATACAATTAAAAAAGTAGAAACGGTACATTAATGAAAACAATTATATTAATGTTATGGTTTATGAATGGAGAAAATATTCATATACCTGTTAAAATTAATCCAAATGAAACTTGTGAAGATATATTTAATAAAACAGTTATTTGGAAAGATAATAAAAATTATAAACAAGGAAATATGGAGCCGTGGGGTTATTATTATTATAATGATAAACCTGTTTTTGCTCACACTTGTATGGAAAAAGATAAAAAAACTTATTTTATAGGAGAATAATATGATTATAGGAGTTGCTGGATACAAGGGATCCGGAAAAGATACTGTTGCAAATGTATTACAAACAAATTTTGGATTTAAAAAAATGTCATTTGCTTAACCAATTAAAGATTTAGTGCATCATACATTTGGTATAGACCAAGCTATATTATCAGGTGACAATGGTGAAAGAATACATAGAGAGGAGCCTATGCCCGGGTGGTTTTATTTATCTCCAAGAGATATGTTACAAAAAATTGGTATGGCTTTTAGAAATGAAATACATAAAGATGTATGGGTTAAAGTGTTAGAAAATAAAATTAAAGATATAACACAAAATATTGTTATACCTGATGTAAGGTTTAAAAATGAATTAGATATGATTAGAAAATACGGTTTTGTTGTTGGTGTTCATAGACCAGGATATAATGGTGATGATCATGCTTCAGAACGTGGATTAGATGGTGTTGAACTACCAATAGTTTTTAAAAATAATAATACACAAGAAATGCTTTATGCACAGGTGTATAACTACTTTAAGGAAAAATTAAAATATGAAAATAATATATGATATCGAAACAAACGGTTTAATAGATACAGTTACTAATATTTGGATAGCTGTTACTAAAAATATAGATACAAATGAAATAGTAACATTTAGTGATTATGATCCAAATAGCAAACCGTTAAATGAATTGATACCATATTTAAATAAAGCAGATGTAATTATTGGTCACAATATTATTGCTTTTGATAATGTTATTTTAAATAAATTATTAAATTGGAAACCTAATAATATTAAATTTATAGACACAATGTTATTATCTCAAATGAATAATTATAAAAGAGAGGGAAAGCATTCATTAGGAAATTTTGGTAAAATATTAAATGATGCTAAAGGTGATTTTAAAGAATTTGATAAATATTCAGAGGCAATGAAAACATATGCTATTCAAGATGTTAATTTAAATCATAAAGTTTATAATTATGTAGTTAAGGAAGCACAGGAACTTATAGCTAATAGACCAACTTATAAAAAGGCATTACAAACTGAGCATGCTATAGCTGAATTATGTTCTGATCAAGTTAAAAATAAATGGAAATTTAATTTACCGTTAGCTAAAAAGCATTATGAATTTTTAACTAATGAAATGAAAAAAATTGAAGATAAAGTTAATCCAACATTAAAGCCAAGAAAAGTAATGATTGATAAGGATCCTAAAACGGCTAAATATCTTAGAAATGGTAATTTTAGTGCAGTAACTTGTAGGATGTTATCTCAATTTTTAGGTGAAGAAATAAATCCTAATGATACACATAAATGGAATAGTAACGATACATTTCAAAGATATGAAATGATACCAGCTGATTTAGGTAATATGGAACAAGTCAGAGGTATGTTATTAGATAGTGGTTGGAAACCGACACAATTTACACCAAAGGGTGAGCCTAAAATAACACCAGATAGTATACATACAATTGAAGGTGATTTAGGAAAAGAAATATTACATTATTATAGTTTAAGATCCAGACATTCAGTTTTAAAAGGTTGGATTGAATTAGCTGAAGAAAATAATGGACGTGTTTATGTTGAAGCATTTAATGTAGGGACAGCAACATTTAGACAAAGACATACTACAATAGTAAATGTACCAAATGTTAATTCATTTTTTGGAAAAGAAATGAGAGAGTTATTTACAGCCGATGATGGTAAAGTTATGGTTGGTTGTGATAGTGCAGGAAATCAAATTAGAGCATTATGCCATTATTTAAATAATAAGGATATAACTGAGCATGTTTTAAATGGTGATATACATCAAAGAACAGCTGATATTGTAGGTGTTGATAGACAATTAGCGAAAAGTTTATTATACGCTACAATTTTTGGTGCCGGTTTTGCTAAATTAGGTAAAATGGTAAATGGAGTTGAAGATTTAGAAAAGGGAAGAGAAATTAAAAACAAATTATATGTTGCCTTTCCTGGATTAAAGGAATTAAATAATAGATTAAATAAATTTTTTTATACAACACAAAATAAAGATGGTATGGGCTTTATTCCAGCATTAGATGGAAGAAAGATATATGCCGAATCTTCATTTAAATTATTAAATTATTTATTACAAGCATATGAAGCTATTACAGTTAAATCAGCTGTTGTTAATGCTTTTAAAATGTTTAAAAAAGAAAAATTAAATGTTGATATGCTAGGTTTAATTCATGATGAAGTTCAAGTTCAAACTAAACCACAAAATATTAAAAGAGTTAAAGAAATATTATCTTATTCATTTGGTGATTTTATTACTAAGGAATTAGAATTAAATATACAAATGGCAGGAGATGCTAAAGAAGGAAATAACTGGTATGAAACCCACTAATAAAATTATAGGTATTGTGGATGGTGATGTATTAATATACAGAGCCTGCAATAAAGCTATAAAAGAAGAATTAGATGTTAGAAAAACATTTGATAAAATATATGATGAAGTAAAAATGAATACTGCTTGTGATGTATATAGTTTACATATTTCAGGTGGTGGTAATTTTAGAAAAGAATTAAAACAAAACTTTTTACAATATAAAGGTAAAAGACGAGAAAAGCCTGAAAATTATTTAGAGTGTCGTGATCATGTGGTTAGACAATATAAACCTACTATGATACCTAATTATGAAGCTGATGATACAGCGTCTGTTGAAGCATTTAAATATATTAAAAGTAATCAATTATATATGCTTATAACATTAGATAAAGATTGGAAAACCATTGGAGGTTTATTTTATAATTTATTATATAATAATTTATCTGCTGTATCCAGAGTTGAAGGAATAGAATTTTTTCACCAACAATTATTAACAGGTGATGCTGTTGATAATATACCAGGTATTGAAGGTGTTGGTCCAGTAAAAGCAAATAGAATTTTAAAAGGTAAAAATTTAAAAGATCAATTTGAAGCTGTTATTAAAGCTTATAAAACACATTATCCAAAAGATTTTAAAGATCGATTAAATGTTATGGGCACAATGTTATTTCTTATAAAAGATTTTAAGAATAATTCTAAATGGTCAATTGACTATTGGAAAGGCTTCATTAATGGCATTTAATCAGAGAAAATATAATACATCTATTAGAGGTATTGCTGTTACAGCATGTAAGGCTTCTAAAAGACGTGCTAGAATTAAAAATTTACCTTTTAATTTATCATCTGATTATTTGGAAAAAATATTTCCTAAAAATTGTATATGTCCTATTCTTGGTTATAAAATGAAAGTGGCTAATATTAATTTAGGAAAATTAAGTCCAACATTGGATAGAATAAATCCAAGATTAGGATATATAAAAGGTAATGTAGAATTTGTTACCAATATAGCAAATTTAATGATGACCTCTGCTAATGGTAGAGATATAAAAAAATTTGTTAAATGGGCAACAAAAAGATATAAAATAAAAAGAGAGGAACTATATGGGTAAAAACACAACGTTTATAAAACATACAAGCTGTGAGTCTTGTGGATCATCAGATGCAAATGCTGTTTATTCTGATGGATCTGCATATTGTTTTAGTTGTAGAAAAAGTACTGTATCTAATACAGAAGATACAAATATTGAATTTAATGTTGTACAATCACAGTTAACTTTGGATGAGATAGGTCAATTACCAATAGATACATTTAGAAATATATCCAAAAAAGTTTTATATAATGCTGGTGTTAAAATAGAATATGATGATAAAAGAAATATTGTAAGTCATTTTTATCCCATAACAGTAAATAAAAAAATTAAAGCATATAAGAAAAGAATAGTTGCTACCAAGGATTTTAGAGTTATTGGTAAAGCAGAAGTACCTGAATTATTTAACCAATGTAATAGTGGTAAAAGAAAAAATTTAGTTATTACTGAAGGTGAAATAGATTGTTTATCAATATTAGAAATGCTTACAAAAGCTAAAGCACAATTTGATGTTGTATCAATTGTTAATGGAGCTCAAAGTGCTAGAAGAAATATTGCATCTAATTTAGAATTTGTTAATAAATATGACAAAGTATTTTTAGCATTTGATAATGATGAATTTGGTATTGAGGCAGCAAAAGATGTTGCACATATTATTAAGCCAGGTAAAACACATATTGTAAATAGCGTTCATAAAGATGCTAATGATGCCTTAACAAAAGATTTAGGTGAGGAATATTTACAAGATGTATGGGGTGCTAAAGCTTATAAACCTGATAATTTTGTTTCAGGAGAAAAAATATGGCAAGCATTTAAGGAAAGATCTGAAGTTAAATCAATCCCATATCCTGATTGTTTAAAAGGTTTAAATGATAAATTATTTGGAATGAGATTAGGTGAAATTACTTTATTTACATCTGGCACAGGTTCAGGTAAATCAACTGTTGTTAAAGAAACTATTTTAAATTTATTAGATAAAACTGAAGATAAAATTGGTTTAATATCATTAGAAGAATCTATTGGTGATACAGCTACTAAATTAATTGGTATGTCTATTAATAAAAATATTAGAATGCCTGGTGATGTAAGTGATGAAGAAGCCAGACTTGGTTATGATAAAGTATTTAAAGATGAAAGATTAATACTTTTAGATCATCAAGGATC